GGCTTGGTCTCGGGCTCGCCGTCCCACACGTCAGCGCGGGTGATCCGCCCGTCGACCTCTGCCTCCGTGGTGCCGGCGGGGAAGATCACCCCGCCGGCCATCACGGTCCGGCTCAGTCGCCTCACGGCGTGGTCGCGATCAGGTCGGAGAGGATCACGATGTCCTCGGCGTCCTGGATGACCGGCAGGCCCACCGCAGCGCCCTTGACGGCGCGCTGGACAGGGTTGTCCTGGCCGAGGGTGACCACGGTCAGGCCGGGAGCCTCCGCGGCAGCGAGGACCTGGTTCTGGACCTGCTGCACGGCCTCCTGGGTGACACCGAGCTCGGTGCGGCCCACGGTCCCACCCGCAGGCAGGAAGGTCGCCGAGCCGGCCGGGTAGATCTGCTCCCGGGTGCCGTCCTCGAGCCGCAGGGCGCGGTCGTAGGTCTCGACGGCCGGCAGGCCCCGGTCGGCCAGGTAGGCGTTGAGCGAGATCTCGCCGACCGGCTGCTGGGGGAACGCCGCCTGCAGCGCCTTCAGCATGATCCGCTTGACCTTCGAGGAGGTCAGCAGCACGCCCGCCGCAGCACCCGAGGACTCCAGGAACTGGTCGTGGGCGGCCTCGAGGTCGGCGAATACCGCCGACTCATCGGTCGACCACGGCGTGTCGACCGCGATCTTGTTGTCCGCGGCGACACCGAAGTCGACGTCGTGCACGGTGCCATCCTCGGCCGTCAGCGACACGACGCCGGTGGACAGCGCCTGGCCGCGCATCAGCTCGAACGTGTTGTCCACGGTGGCTGCGACGAGACCAGCGGCCGCGTTGACCCACGGCTGGTAGTCGACCTGCTGGCCCGCGAGCTGCTGCGCGAGCAGAAACTCGAGGTTGAGGTCGGTCTCAGTGAGGTCCACGATCGGGGTGACGGCCGGGAGCTCGCCACGGACGTCGACCACGCCAGGGCGCTTGATCGGGATCGCCGGGGCGTCGAACGCCCGCACCGGCACGACCTGGTCGGAGCGCTTGCGGCGCCCCAGGCGGTAGGTGATCGCCTGGACGGCGACGTTGGGCAGGAACCGCGACAGCATGTTGCGGTCGTCCTGGTACTCGCGGGCCGCGAGGATCACGGGACGCAGGTCGGGGACGAGGTCATAGATCTGCATGTCAGATGTCCTCTCGGATCACGGAGCCACGACGGGCTCGGGGGCGGTGCCGTTGATGAAGACGATCGCGGGGAACGCGGCCTCTTCCTCGGCAGTGAGGGCAGCAGGCAGGTAGCGTCGGTCGACGGTGCCCGCGTGGACGACGGCGATGAGGTGGTCCTCGCCGGCCTTGATGGTGAAGTCGTTGAGGACGAGCCCCTGCCCGGCGACGACGGACCCGGACTTCACCAGTCCAGCCGCGTCGGCGGTGACGTCGGAGCTGGTCACGGACACGCCGTGGTTCTCCGACTTGAGCATGTCCCGAAGCCACCGGCGGTCGCCGGTGCCGTACTCGGTGCGCTTGGGCGCGAAGTTGGACACGATGATCTCCTTCGGTCGGTGTCCGGATGGGGTGGTCCGGGTCGTGGCCTCGCGCCTACGCGTTCCCGGGGTGTTGCAGTTGAGGGGTCAGGAGGCAGCAGGTGTGCGGACGCCCGTGGCTCGCTGCATGTCGGCCAAGATGGCCTTGACCTTGTCGGCGTCGGTGAGCGCCGCGGGGCCGCCGCCACCGATCCCGACCGGGGCCTGTCGCCCGTACTTGGCCAGGTGGGGCTTGCGGGTCGTGAGGTCCTTCAGCGCCGCGTCGACCTTGGACGCGTCCGCGCGTCCCTGCTCGTCGATGACGGTCGTGAGGTCGATCCCTGCGAGCGCGTCGCTCGCGTCATGCAGGAGCGGCTTCGCGGCTTCGAGCACCGCGTCACGGACACGGCTGGCGGCCTGCTCGGCGTCGCGCTGGGCCTCTCGCTCCTGGAAGGGCTTGAGGGCCGCCTCGACGGCCTGCTGGACGATCGCAGTCACATCCGGCTCGCTCGTGGCGGGCGGGCCGCTCTGGGGCGCCGAGCCGGAGGGGCCAGCCGGACGGTGGGCCGGCGGGGTCGGCCGGGCCCTAGCAGCAGCCAGGGCACGCTCAGCGGCCTGCCGGGCCTCCCGCTCGCGCAGGATCGCGGCACGGCCCGGATCCCCAAGGGCGGACCACTCATGCTCCGAGACGCCGTCCGGACGCTCGGCCTGCGACTGCTCACCGCCATCGCCAGAGACTTCACCGTCGCCGGTGTCGTTGGCGTTCATGGTCCAGCCGCCGAACCGTGCGCGGTGGTGCGCGAACAGCTGCGGCAGCGTGTCGAGGGTGATCTGCTTCGGCTTCACGGGGCCGAGCGGGGCGTGGGACATCGCGTCTCCTGGTGAGGGTGAAGGGGTTGGTGACGCGCTTGACCGCGACGTCGGGCGGCTTCTCGCTGGAGCGAGGAAGACTCAGGGAGTCAGAAGATGTAGCCGTGCTCCTCGAGGAGCTTCAGGGCCAGGGCGTGGTCGTCTCCGGCGATCTTGTAGATCGACTCCGGTCGCAGTCGGATCCGCCCGGACGGGTTGGCTCGGCGCCACATGCTCCGGCGGGTCGTGCCGGCCCGGGTGGCCTTCACCTTCCTGCCGTCCAACGTGGCCGAGTAGATGCCAGACGCGGAGTTGATGACCTGGTTGATGTCCGCGCCGTCCTTGATCGTGCGGGCCTCGCTCTTGGTGAGGTCGCGGATGTAGCCGCGCTCGAACGCCTCCGAGGGAGTGATGATCAGCCCCCGGTCGAGGGCCTCCTGCCGGGACGACACAGGCTCGGTGGTGCAGTCGCACTGGGGGTGACGCGGGAACGGCACCGAGGTCTTGTAGAGCCTGCCTGCGAGCACCGCGCATCTCTTGCAGGTGGGCGGGGTGAGGATCCGCACGTACCGGGTGACGCCGTTCGCCACCAGCTCCGCCTGACCTGCGGAGCGACCAGCATCGGTGACTTCTGAAGCCACCAGCTGTTCGACTTGCTTGATGAAGCGGGGGACTTCATCGGGCTTCCACCATGGTGCCGGCAGTGGCTCGGGTGGCGCGGCGACACGGGCGTCGATGGTTGCGATGAGCGGCTCGGCCAGGGAGTAGCCGGCCGCCGAGACTCCGCTGAACGTCGTGGGGTTGACCCGCATGGGGGCGTCCACACGCGCCGCCATGGTGCGGGTCGCCAGACGTGCCGCGCGGAGCTGGTGAAGAGCGATCGCGCCGAGGATGTCTGCCCACCCGGCGCCGTTGCGGAAGTGGTTGGCCACCGCTGCAGCCGCAGCAGCAGCATGGGCAGCCTGCTCGGCCCGGTGGCTACGCGCCTGCTGCCGGGTCGCTGTCGCCACCGGGCACGGCCTTCAGCGCTGCGCGGGTTGTCGGGTCGAGCAGTGAGAAGCCGTCGCCCTGAGCGAGATCGATCTCGCGTGCTTCGGCCTCGCTGACTGCCGCGTCGATGGTCTCCTTGTCCCAACGGAGCACCTGCTCGGCGACCTTCCGCACACCCATCCCCGAAGCGACGAGCTTGGTGAACTGGTCGACCAGCTGGGCGTCGATGCGGGTCTCGGGGTCCACCCAACGCCCGCGGACACGGGTCCGGGTCGTGGGCGCCTCGATCGCGAGGATCCACTGCCCGACACGACGCCACGACTGGTTCAGCGACCCCTGCTCGCCCATGCGTCGGACCCGTCGAATCATCGGGGCCTCGTCGGTCTTGAGGAGCTCCGCGGACATGTGCGACTTGAGGTCGAGCGAGAAGTAGGTGGACGCGAGAGCGGTCTTCGCGCGGACCTTCGCCGAGGCGTGCTCAGCCCAGGTCACGAACGACGCCAGCCCGGCCGGCTCGAGCTGGCCGAACTTCGCGTCCTTGCTGGTGCTGCCCCAGAAGTGGTCGGCTCGTGGGTGGAACCCGATGGCGGGCTTCCCGTCCGGCCCGAGGAGAGGCTTCGTGGGGTCCTTCGGGTCGCGGGGGACCTCGAGGCCGCTGCCCCAACGGATCGGGACAGCGCCGAAGTGCCCGGCGAACACGAGCAACCCCTCGACCAGGTCGACGATGTCGATCAGGGACGCGATGGGGTCGATCTCGGAGACGGGCTCCTTGAGGAGGCGGGACCGTGGCGCAACCTCCGCCACGGGCACACCTTCAAGGCCAGTGGGCCGCGGGTCACCGCTCACGGACCATCGGGACTTCTCGCCCGACCCTTCCGGGTCCCGCGTCTCGACGGTGCCTTCGGTGAGGTCGTAGTCCCAGCCGGGCAGCCGCAGCAGACCGCGCCGGACGCCGGTCCAGTCGTCGGTCCAGATCTTCAGGTACGCCGTCACGTCGTAGGGCACCGACTGGCGGCGGTAGACGGCCGCCTGGGTGGCGGACTCGATCCCGACGACCGCGCGGTCATCGCGACTCGCGTCCCGTGCCACCGACACGAACGCCCGGGCGGCGATGAGCGCCTCACGGTGCCCCTCGTGGTGCATCACGTCGAGGTCGTTGTCCTCCCATGCCTGCTCGAGCAGGTGGGCCGCCTCGTCATCATCCGGGGCAGTCAGGCCCTGCAGGACGAGCCGCTCAGTGAGGGCGTCGACCACGATCGCAGCCGTACCCGACTTCGGCACGTCCAGCGACGAGGTGAGGTTCAGCGTCCCGACGGTGTCGGCGACACGGCCGTCTGCCGTGGCGATCACCAGGCCGGGGTAGACCTCGGCGTACTCCCGAGCCAGGAACGGCAGGATGTGCTCGTTGGCGTAGCGCCGCTCGAACGGCTCCGCGTAGCGGGCTTGCTTGTCGATCTTGGCCAGCAGGTGATTGGTCCACTGCATCACGGTCGGCACGGGCAAGCACCTCCCGGTGTCAGATAGGGGGTCACATTCCGAAGGACAGCGGCGGCAGCGGCTCAGGGGCGGGCTCGTCGGTCCAGCCGTCCGCCAGGGCCTTCGCACGCGCGGCCAACGCGAGCGCGTCACCGACGACCGTGTCGATCTTCCGGTCGCTGTTGGGGTTCTCCTTGCGCACCAGACGCTGTCCGCGCCGCCAGGTGACGTACGCGTTGCCGTAGTGGTCGCGGGCCTCGGCGTCGCCGTCGTGCCACGTCTCACCGGTGGTCAGGTTCGTGTGGAGCCGGTCGAGCGCAGCGCCCATGCGGACGTCGGCGCGGGTCTCGAACGGGATCACGCGGTGCTCGCCATGCTTCAGGGCCAGGTTCTCGATGTCCGAGCGCCACTCGTGGGGGTCGTAGAACCCCATCACGACGTCGTACTCGACGTGGGCCCTGTTGATCGCCGCGAGGACCTCGGTGCGGGGCACTTCCCAGCCGATCCCGGCCGCACCCGCAGGCTTGGCCCAGGACCCGAGCTTGAACAGCAGCCCGTCGCTCATCCGGCAGCCACGCAGCACCGTGGTGTCGTCGTTGAGGGACCCGTCGAACCCGAGCGCGATCGCCGTGCCCGGCGGGGTCTCC